GTTGCCGAATCACCGGCAGAAGCAGTAGTAGCAGTAGCGGCATTACCACTTGTGTCAGCAGCGTTGTTTGGTATGTCGCCTGAAACCAACGAGCCAATTGAGAGTGTCCCATTGCTACTAGTAGTCTTGACTATTCCATTACTCGTTGTGTTCAGGGCTGTTGCCTTTGCCGCTAGTGTTGCAGTAGCAGCATTACCTGTTGTTGAAGCAGAAGAACCAGTTATGCTACCTGCGATAGCACTTGAAAATGTTTTAGTTCCGGCAATAGTCTGTGCTCCACTTGTTACTACTATGGTATTGTTTGCAATAGAAGTAATCCTAGTAGCGGTGGCCGCATTGCCCCCCGCATCGCCTGTTATATTACCTGTAATAGTAGATGAAAAGACTTTATTCCCTGCAATAGTTTGATTACCGCTTGATTCTCTTACAAGAGTGCTATTTGATATACCCGCAATTTGAGTAGCAGTATCAGAATTACCAGTTAATGCTCCTGTAAATGCACCTGTAAATGTCGCCGCCTTCATATTAGCATAAGAAGCAATAGTTACATTTCCGGCAGTAGTTCCTGTATCGGTTGTGTTAATCGCAGCCCATGTATCTGCGGATTCATCCCAAATAATACCAACATTAGTTGATGTACCTCTTTCACCTATTAATCCTATATCAACAGTTGGTGTTCCCGATTGTCCATTACCCATGTATATTAATGGGTCTTCAACACTTAGAGTTGCAGTATTAACTGTGACTGTATCTCCACCAACTGTCAAATTACCTGCTATTGAAATTGTTGTATTGCTAGCACCTATTGTTAGGGTATTTGCACCAACAGTATCAAAGATGGTTTTATTACCTGCGGTTAAATCTAAATCAGTTAATCCTACTAAGGCCGTAACTGTTCCACCTAATGAAGTATCAGTTGAACCAATGGTAATTCCATCATTTGCTAAATCAGCATTTAATACTGCACCTGTTAAATTCAATTTACTATATGTTATTGCAGCAGAAGCATTAACATCTGCATTAACAATAACACCAGCCGCTATTGTTGTAGCGTTTCCAACACTTGTTATATCACCTGTTAAGTTTGCATTAGTAGTATGCGTATAAATTGTATCGTCATTATCATTAGGTAAAGTAATAGCCATTACATATGGATTACCTGTTGTTCCAGCACCAGTTAGGTTAGTTCCTGCTGCTCCTGTTGCAGCAGTAAATTTAATGAACTCATTTTCAATAATGGTTAGGTCGTCATTATCATCATCTCTAATTTTAAATCCATCACCCATGTCAACTGTATTAGTGAATGAAGTAATGAAGCCAGCACCATTGGTTAACTGATTGGTATTAGTTATGTAGTTAGCGTTAGTAGCCCCAGTAAATCCTAAGTTTGCTAGAGTCATTGTCCTCTTAGTCATGGCTGTAATATGACCTGTTGAATTAGTTACTAAAGTGTCAATCACTTCTGCATTAGCAGTATCTATATTTGTAGTAGCATAACTTGGATGAGTATAAACTGTATTAGTATCAGTATCAGTAGAAGAAATAGTGACAACGCCATCTGTTTCTGCTAAAGTAATATTACTACCTTTCTTTAATCTTAATGTTTCAGTTGTAGTTAAAGTATTGTTAGCAGAATCATCACCATTTGTATCTAACTCTATTGTTCTAAATGTGTTAGTGTTAGTGTTAGTGACCTTATCATCATTTAATCTGATTCTCTTTTCCATGTGTCCTATTGCTTCTAATATTGTGTCACTTGCCGCAACATCAGAAGTAGTGCCTGTTACATTTAATCCTGTTAGTGTCTTAGCAATAACTTGTGCATTTGTTAAGACAGTATCAGTAGAACTAGTTCCAGCACCAATGGCTAATCTAACTTCAGCAGCAGTAATACCTGTCTTAAGAGTTGGAGTCCCACTACTATCATATATTGCCGCATTACCACTATTACCACTAACGTTTGCTTGATAACCTAAGCCAGTAACAAACGTATGAATTTGGTCTGCTGTTGCTAATCCAGCCCCACCATTTGCTATTGCTGCTGTGCTTAATACTGCACCTGTTCCTAATCCTAAGTTAGACCTTGCCGTTCCAGCATTAGCCAAGTCTGAAAGATTACTTGTCTTTGCTAGTTTAGTTGATAAATTTGTAGTAACAGTTGAGGCATAATTAGCATCATCACCAATTGCTGCGGCTAATTCATTTAGTGTATCTAACGCACCCGGCGCACCTGCAACTACTGCATCCACATATGCTTTGATTGATTGTTGAGATGCAGCAGCAGTAGCACTATTACTAATCATGTTATCTTCATCTTTTAATGTCAATTGAGTGTTAGTATCGGTTGAAGCAATTGTTACTGCACCCGCTGATTCAGTAATAGTTACATTAGAACCGGCTGTAAAGGCTAATGTTTCACTTGTAGTTAATGTATTACCACCAGCAGTTATGTCTCTCCATGTGTCTGTATCTGTTACAGTATTAACAATTGTAATTACGCCATCAGATGTAGAGGTAGTAGATATTCCTGTACCTGCGGCAATAGTAACGGTATCACTATGATTAACAGTAGTATGACCAGTTCCACTAGTACCTCTTAATGTAAATGTAGTTAATTGGTTAGTATTTGTATCTGTATTAGCAATATAAGCCGGTATTCCAAATGTTCCATCATGTCTTAGGAAATGTCCTGCCGTTCCTGCTGTTGGCACATGACCGTTATTTCCCGAACCAATTAAAGTTCTAATTTGTGCTGCACTATTATGCGTATCAGTAATAGTAGAAGCAACCGTAATTACACCATCTGATGTTGAAGTAGTAGTAATGCCCGTCCCTGCTAAAATTTGAATCGTATCGCCATGATTAACCGTAGTAGGTGTTGTATTAGTTGTTCCTCTTAATGTGAAAGTAGTTAGTTGGTTTGTGTTTGTGTCTGTATTTGTATCGGCCGAGGTGATAGTTATTGCTCCCCCACTTTCTGTTATTGTTACATTTGTTCCAGCAGTAAATGCTAGGTCTTCAGTCGTGCCTAATGTATTTCCACCTGCGGTGATTGTTCTGAAAGTATTAGTGTCAGTATTAGTAGTGAAACTTAATGCTCCTTGCATATATGCTTGAAGAACACTAACATCCATTCTCTTTAGTGTTCCTGCATCACTAAGTACTAATTCATCTGTTGAAGCAAGACCACTTGTTAATGCAGTCTGTCCTGTTATATCCCCCGCAACAAAGTTAGACGCTCCTGATGAAGCAAAACCTTGTGCCGCTATGTAATCAAAGACAACATCTCCTGTTACTAAACCTGCATTACCATCGGAAACTGCACCTGTACCTGATAATGTTGATGCAGTTCCTAATCCTAATACGGTTCTTGCCGCACCCACATTAGCCGCAGTAACTACTCCAATCATAGGTGCAGAAGTTGCTCCTGTTCCTCCACTTGATATTGCTAATGTTGATGAAAGTCCTGCCGCAGTTCCTGTTGTGTTTCGACTCAATGTTCCACTAGTAATTTTTCCTGCTCCTATATTTGGAATATCAGAAGCAGATAGTCCACTTGCTAGTATGTTTAACTCCGCTAAACTAGCAGTAATTCCTAAGTTATCTAATGCATATCCTTGTTGTGTAGAAGATAGACCTTGATTGTTAACATCAATTCTAAGTCTATTACCTAATGCAGTAGTAATGCCAGTAACATCTGTATCATTACTTTGTATAGCCAGTGCTAATTCATTTAGAGTATCCAATGCTTCAGGAGCAGAAGCGACTAAATTAGAAACTGAAGTATCAACATATGTCTTAATTGACTGTTGAGTAGCCGCAGAGGTAGCACTATTAGCAGCAAAAGTACCATCGTTTAATAGTGTTAGATTGGTATTAGTATCTGACCAAGGCACGTTTACAAACATTTTACCTGAAGTTAATTCCACAGGATAGTTCTTTCCGTTTTCAGAGTATCCAATTTTAACTAATCCTAAATCACTGCTTGTTGCTTCACTGTAAGTAGTATCAGAGTTAGTTGTTTTAGCATCGTTTAATGCCACTCTCTTTTCTAACTTACCAATCCCTACTAATATAGAATCAGATGAAGCAACTGCTCCACCTGTTGATGTGCTTAATCCAGTTAGTGTCTTAGCAATTACTTGAGCATCAGATAATTGTGTGTTAGTATCTGTTGAAGATAGTGTCAATGTTCCTGCCGCATCATCATATGTGCTAGTTATATTTGTTCCGGCAGTAATCATAGCCGCAATGAAATCTTCTATTTGTTCTTCTGTTGTATACGATGGAGTAGACCAAGAAGCCGTACCTGAAGCACTGTACTTCAAGAATTGTCCTGCTGAACCACCTGTTGGAATATGGTTGTTCCCTGCTCCTGTTGGATGAACATAGTTATTCCAATTAGAATCATTATTGAAGTAAGACAGTTTAATCTCTGAAGCCGCCTTTCTAGATTCAGTAGTTCCGTCTTGTATGATAAACTCAGTAGTTCCTGCTATGTCTCCTGTCATATCTGTTAGTTCAGAAAAGTCAACGTTAAGTGTAGCATCACCAGTAGTCGCTCCTCCACTCAAACCTACTCCGGCAACCACACTAGTAATGTCTCCATCACCTGTTCCCACACCATAACCATAAGACAGAATCTTATCTTCAATAGCCGCAGAAGACATAAGACTTGTATCATTATTGTTAAACGATTCAGTACTTATTTGTAATGCGCTTCCTGCTAATTGCGCTACACTTAATCCTGCTACGCCTATTGTAGCAGTATAATTTCCTGCTGTTGTATTGCTTTGAGATACTGTAATTCCAGTTCCTGCTGTTATGTCAACACCAGTCATATCTCCTGTTCCTGCACCTGCAAACTGAGCATCAACATAAGTTTTGATAGCCTTAGCAGAAGCAAGAGTATCATCACTACTGCTAACTGAACTTATATCAGTATCAAGTGAAGCGACATCAGATAAGTCTGCAACTGCTAATGATACATTACTGTTTAATAATGTAGAAATTGATGTTAACCCAGTACCGCCATTAGCAGCAGTTAATGTTCCAGTTAGGTTGTTAATCGGTATTGCAATATTTGTTGAACCGTTAAATGAAACTCCTGCTATTGTTCTAGCATTTAGTAACGTAGTTGCTGTTGTTGCATTACCAACTAATCCTCCCTCGAATGTAGCAGCAACTAACGTACCCAATGCAAAACCACTAGTAGTATTGATAGTAGTAGTTGGCGAAGCATGACTATTACCTGTATCAGTAAACAACTTCCACTTGTTACTGTCAGATGTATCTCTAAACAACCCTGTATATTTGATAGTACTACCATCAACATACTTACCATAGAAACCTAAGTCAACAACATCTGCGGCATTATTACTCCCTAAAGCAATTAAAGGGTCTTCTACTGTTAAAGTAGAAGTGTTCATTGTTATAGTATTTCCACTAACAATTAAATCTGTACCAACTGTTAGTGAACCACTTACTGTTAGTGTATCATCAGGCTGACTACCTATTGTGTAATCTCCACCAAAATCAGAGTTTAGTCTAGTCTTTAGATTATCAATTGATACATCATCGTTGGCTGTTCCTGCAATACTTAGTGAACCTGCACTACCTGCATTATCTGCATATTGTACTGTTATATTGCTTCCTGCTGAGATTAACCCACCAACATAATCTTCAACTTCTTCTTGAGTTAGATGGGTATCAGTATCAGTAGCAGTAATAGTAATAGAATCTGAACCTGCTGTTGTTGTTAGTGTTACATTTGACCCACCAACAAACGTTAGTGTATCATTATTAGAATCTGCAACAATATTACTCTGTCCACTAACTGCTATGTTTTTGAATATATGTTGTGCAGAACCTAAGTCTGTATTAGTAACAGTCACATTACCAGTAGCCCCACTAACTCCAATACCTGTACCTGCCACATTAGAAAGAACCCCAGTGTTAACTATTGTAAGGTCAAATGGGTCAGTTGATGCTCCACTGTTAGTATCTGTCCATGTTGCAGTAATACCTGTTCCTTGTGTAAACTGAACAAACTTACCATCTGTAACATTGACAGTAGTTCCAACTCCGTCTTTAATATTGAAAGAACTGAATGAACCTGCTCCACTAACACTACTATCAACATAGGTCTTAATTGCTTTTGCTGACGCTAATGAATCATGAGAACCACTAACACTGCTTAAGTCTAAATCAAAGGCATTAATATCTGAAAGTCCCGTAACAGATAATGAAGTCAGATAATTACTGTTGTCAACAGTGTAACTTCCTGCACCTATTCTTTTCATAAGTCCATTACTGGTAAAGTCTCCATCCATTACAGCCCCTGCCGCCGTAACATTAGTTGCATCTGTTACATCTGCTGACGTTTCAATTCCTGATAGTTTAGTTCTCTCTCCCGAACTAACAACTACCCCACTTCCCAAATCAGTGAGTCCTGTTATCTTGGCAACAGTTACTGCGCCATTAGCAATGCTATCCGTTTGCACTGCATCATCAGCAAGTTTAGCATTAGTTACTGCATTGCTTGCTAATTTAGCAGTAGTTACAGCACTCGCATTAATTTTACTTGTTAAAACTGCATTAGTACCAATCTTTGCACTAATTACGGCAGTTGAGGCTATCATAGCACTACTAATAGTTCCTGAATCTGAAGAAGTAAGTAGAGTGCCGGAAATGTCAGGTATAGTTATAATTCTATTATCAGTAGGGTCTGTTATTCTTAATGTGGATGTTTTAGCATCACTACCAGTGTCATAACTAAACACTAATGCGTCTTGAACGTCTATCTCAGTTTTATTTAGTGTAGTAGTAGTTCCTAATACGTTTAGATTACCTCTAATATTTACAGTAGTATCATTACCTGTATCGCCTATGTTCAATGTTTCAGTACCATCATAAGAAGCAAGAACCGGAGTTAGTGTAGATTTACTCAATACGCTTGCAGCACTACTACTAATAGTGAGAGTATCGCTTACTGCATTTCTTGCAATTGTAATCCCAGTACCTTCCATTAAGTGTACTACACTACCTGCTCCACCAGTATTATCTGCTAATGTAATAGTTTTGAAGGAGTCATCAGAACCGTTTGCTGAAGTCAACGTGTAAGTAGTATCAACAGTAGCCTTACCATCAACATATGTTTTAATTGCTAGAGTACTCGCTAATCCACTACCACTGGCAGAATTATCTATACTAGTATTATATACACTTACATCACTAAGTCCGGTTAACGCCAATGTAGATAGTTTAGAGTTAAGTTGTGTTTGTATAGAAGAAGTGACACCATCTAAATATACTATCTCAGTAGAACTTACACCACTAACACCATCTAATATGTTTAGTTCAGTTGCAGAAGCAGTAATACTCAAATCACCTAAGTTCTCTATCTTTGAGTTAAGAGCAGTTGTTAACCCTGTAACTTTACTTTGTGCAATAGCATCTAACTTAGAGTTAGCAATACTACCTGCTAAATGAGCATTAGTAACTGCTCCTGTTGTTAAAGAGAAGTTGTTAGCATTAGCGGCTACACCAACTAACTTATCATACAGTGCAGTTGTAAAGTTCTTTTGTGATAATCCACCATCCCCTACTGTATATTCAGTATTTGAATAATTAGAAGCATGAATAGTTCCTGCTCCATTTGATGTCCAATCAATGATTTGATTACCACTTGGTATTGTTGGTTTGTTTAATATCTGCGAATCCCCACTACCTGAGTTCCAATCTGCATTAACATTTACTTCTGCTCCGGCGTAAACACCTGAAAGTTTTGCTTCTAAAGTGCTTGTGAATAATTTATTATTAGTTCCTGCTGCAATCTTATCTGCGCTAATAGCGGCAGAATTGGATATGTCTGCATCTACTAGTGTTGTTCCAACTGCTCTATATGCTCCACTCAGACTAGGAATATCACTAGCAGTTAGTTTACTAAATATGTTTTCTAGATTTACCTTTCTTAATCCAACAGTGTTGTCGTGGAAGGCAACGAAATCAGCAGTTCTATCAATACCGTTTTCATTAGATAATCCTGTTATATCTAACGTTAAGGTAGCACCAGTCCTATCAAGGCCATCACTAATAGTAAGAGTAGGTTCTTTACCACTAAGAGCAGATACTAAACCACTAATTTTACTCTGAGCAATAGCCGCATTAGAATCAATTTTAACATTAGTAATTGCGTTATCAGCAATCTTCGATGTTGTCACTGCACTATTGTTTATCTTAGCAGTAGTAACTTTGTTTGCTCCTATTGTAGTAGCGCCATCTGCACTAGATGTTACATCACCACTATGATTAGGGTGTACATATGTATTAGCATTAGCAGTACCAGTATAACCTAAGTCTGCTAAAGATAATGTTCTAGTTCCCATTGATGTAATATGACCAGTGTTGTTTGTACTAATATTATCTATTATTACTGCACCAGTAGTATTTAGGTTACTTGTAGTATAACTAGGATGAGTGTATGGGTTAGCCAATTCAGATGTAACTGGTATGTTAAAGTAGTTATTACCATCATTAGTAAAAGTCCACCTGTTAGAAGTTTCATTCCATTTTAACTGCACATTAGTATGGTTTCCTCTTTCTACTTCTAGCCCTGCATCAGTCGAAGAGTTACCTGTTTGATTCTTGTTCAACATTATTGTGTTGTCTTCTATTGCTAGGTTAGTAACATTAAGGGTGGTTGTTTCACCACTTACAGTTAAGTCTCCTGTAACTGTTAAATCTCCACCCGTTGTTATAGCGACTCCATTACCAATTGTTGTTGCAGTATTTATCTGAGCAAGTCTAGTTTCTAAATTGCTTACGCTTACATCAACATCTGTTGTTGTTAACTCTAAATCAATAGTTCCATCACTACTTTGATATGTAGCATTAATTCCTGTTTCTGTATTACTAGAAAACATTCCTCCAACTATGCTTTTAATATATGTCTCGCTTCTTTGAGTGTCATCGTTTACAGCAGATAAAACCCCACTAGCATTAATACTTAGATTACTTCCTACTTTAATTCCACCAAGAGTATTAGCGGCGGCAGTTGGTAATGTGAAATTATTAGCACTTGCTTCTATGCCTGATAACTTAGTTACATTTGCGGCTAATTGGTCAAACTGTGTATTAGTCATTAACCCTGTAACAGAGTTAGAAGAGTTAGCAGGTAGTTGTGAGAATAGTGCTAATGTTCCTGTTGTAGCAGGAATAGTTACAGTTGTCTCTGTACCTGATACTGTTTTAGTAATAGTTCCTTCTTTATTAATTCTAAGAGTTTCAGTATTGTCATCTATTATACTAAGTCCTTTATTTGTTTGTCCATATCCTAGAAATTGTACTCTTCGGTTAGCAACATCAGGGAGACTATCTTCTGCTATCTCTATTATTGCAACTGGTATATCACCAGCCAATAGTGCTGACACTCTGTTTGCTAGTCTATCTTCCCTTAATGCTAATGCATTAGCAGAAGTTACAACAAGAACAGCATACCAACTAGCAGTAGATATAGATGTTTTAGATTGCAATACATAAGAACTATTGTTAACTTGTGTAAGTATTCCCTCTCTAAGAACCCAATTTTGAGAACCAATAGTATATTTTGTATATGTAACACCATCTGATTGAGTAATGTCAAAACCTCTAACTACTCTATTACCACCAGTAGCAATATTTAGAGTGTTAATTATTCCACTATGTATGTTGTCTGCTCCATCAGTTATCCTAGTGTTGGGAGTTACAGAAAGACGGCTTATGAAGCCTTCATTTTCATTAACCATTATATCATCTCCATCCTAACTGTAAACGTTAAAGTGTCTGCCGAAGCCAACACTCCTGTATTCGTGAAAGCAACACGGCTCAAGAGTGTATCCGTTGTAGCATGGAATATACCTAGTTCTGAGACACCTTCGTTTCCTAAATCACTACCACTAAACTCAACGTTCCACAATATGCTTGTTCCTATAACAGAAGGAGTTATCACCTTCTCCGCTACATAAGAATCTAAAGCGGGTTGAGTTGCATTTGTTGGGTCGCCACCACTACCAACTTTTACTTTAGTATAGTTTACTGCAATATACTGTGTTGCAATATCATTCGCTCCGTTATCTACTATCATATATATTCCTCTAATCGTAAAACCTATTCTTATATTCTTTTTTAATTGCTATTACACCTGTTGAAGTAGTTTCAAACCCAACAACTTCAGTAAATCCAAATACATCATCAAAACCCATGTTAGCATTGAGAGTCTCCCCGACCACTTTGTATTCAATGGATGATAGTCTTAACTTCAAGTTATCGAATACTGCCTTGCCACCCACTGTTCCAATAGAGTTTGCTGAAAGCAAATGAAAAGTATTCTTTTTATCTTCTTGTGTTATCTCGGTTAATCGTTCAGCAATACCTTTAGTATATGTTCCAACTGTCATTGTTAATACAACACCTAATACGTTTTCAATTTCAAATATTATATATTCTCCCAATGGAATGTTATATGTTGGAAAGTCTAATATTAAAATATCTCCGGCTTCTAGGTTCTCAAATCCTTCCTTATTTATCTGCATTTGTATTTTTCTTGCTTCACCACTATGTATTTGTAGTGTCTTTATTGCTTCTATTTTAGCCTCTTCTACTGTCGTAATGCTAGAATCATTAACTGTTTTAGTTTTTTCATTCTTTATAGTAGCACTAGTCAATTCAAATTTAACACCATCACCAACAACTATGACTTTGTTTATTTTATCAAACAGAGAGGTATTGTTTTGTATTGGTTCTATCCCTGCTAAATCTGTAAATTCAACTTTTTGCTTGCGTAAACCTACCCTATTTTCTATATCTGTAAAGGTTATTTTATTTCCTTCTACTTTGTAATCTAATCCTTTTTTCTTAGTTAATGCATTAATAGCACCATGAGCATCTGCATTATTAAAAGTTAAATTACTAACAAACGTTTTATCATTATATGTAACTATATTAGAATATTGAGGCGGAATATAATACTTATCACCTGATGCAAATGTTATTGTTTTATTGGAGATACCTTGTATTTTTCCTATTAAATGTCCGTCTTGTGTATAAATTATACTTCCTTCTTTTACCTCAGTAACATTCTCTAAACAGACAACTGTATTAGTGCCGTTTGAATCTACTATATTAGTTGTAAAATTAACTCCGTTTTTAAGACCGTTAAATTCTAATCCTACATCTTTTATTATATTAGATAATTCAGTATCTATGTTTGAACCTACATCATAAGTAGTACCGATGTAACAATGTTTTATATTTTTAAGTCTAGGTTTTTTACCTATTGTCAAATTAATTATTTCACCACACGACACTACTCCATTACCTGTTAAGTTTCCATCGTAATTGAACACTAAACACGGTTCTGTTGCATTACTAACTCTCTTCTTTCTAGTTGTTGAAACTGTTATTTGTTTTTGAGTTTTGTTTATGCCATCTGTTAAATGAACACTAAGCACTTCTCCATCTTCAAATCCTCTAATAGCACTGGCAGTTGTTCTAGATTCGATAAAAGGATTATCAGCAAGAATATCATTATCAACATCTAATTTTAGATACATAGAATATACTGCTTCTTGGAAGGTTTTATTGTTAGTAGAATCTTCAGGACTCCCACTGCCCTTTCTAAAGTTAGTAGTCACTGTTTTGTATTCAAGACCTTCATCGTGCATTACATTAAATTCTATTTTTTGAGGGGTGTTTCGGAAGGTAGTCTCTGATATTCTCATTAAACGATATTTTGCTCCATGTGTAGGAACTTCCCCATTGCCTATTATACTACCATTTGTTAAATGTGTATCTAAAGTAATAGTATGTGCTTCGTAATTACTAGTAGAAGGAGCAGTGCTTATTGTATGGTTAGTTATTTTACTAATGTAAGTCGGAACCCCATGATGTTTAGCATCTGTTAAATCATCACCATCAACTAATTTTTCTGAGACTAAATAATATCCAGTTAAATTAGGCATAAAACTTAACCAAGTATGTGTAGAGTCATTATTTAATGTAAAGGTGATGGTTTTATTACTATTAGAATATACAACAACGCCTGTATCGCCTGTTAAGTTGAACGTAGGTTTTACTATGTATTGTGATGAATACATTTGTCCTTGATTAGTTATGTCTTGGCCGCCCAAAGTTAACGCCGTAGTGTCGTGAGAGTTTTTTCTATAAGTATAACTTCTTCTAGCATGACTACCAGTACCTATTTTATCAAAAGGATATACCTTAGTTTTAGTACCAAGTATAGATGCCTTATATGCTATTGATTGAGTTGCTTCTGTACCATTTATATAGGTTTCAACTTCAGGGTTAGTCCAATTAAAAACCCTAGTAGTAGGGGTATGTTGGTCTTTATCTGTGTCAGAAGAATAATCCAAAGCGTAAGTAGTAAATTCTGAATCGGTATCGTGATATTGTTTAGTGCCTGAACCATATCCTGAAAAGCCCATAGGAGAACTAGTCAAAGTTACTTCCGTAGGCCATCCATAACTAGTAAGAGATGAAGGTACTACTGCTTCTGCATTTCTAAAAAGACCAATGCAATTATCATATACATGAGTTCTACCAATACCTAATGCTTCTTTATCAGTTGTGCCAATTGTAGGGGAACTCAACCCAAACGAATTGTCAACCATAGCACTTACAACTCTAGACATGTGTAGCCTAACAATACCTTCATCACCAGTTAACTCGCTTGCATCGGTGTCATCCCAACCATCTATGGCATGAGCAGGAGAAAATCTCATATCTCTTTTATTACTACTACTTGATTTATTTTCAATAATTAAAGGGAGTATGACATTCATAGGGTCATAATTACCACTAACAGATGCTTTTTCTAACAGTTGATGGCTAAATATACCACTATTAATAGGAGGATGTAATAACCAACTAGTGTGAAATTTAATATCATTATGTCCATTAGTTCTATCAGAATAAAATCCACTATCAGTCGTTGTTTGTAAAGCATCGAAAGTTGTATCAGTAGAAGTAAATAATCTAAACCTTTCTACACCATTTATTCTTATATTACTACCACTACCAAGAACATGACCATCAAACTTCAAAATATTATTAACAGGAGTTGCGGGAATTAAAACACCATGATTGTCTACTAGATGTTGATTATAATCTAAATTATTTGATGAGTTATATGCTATCGAGAATCCTGATGTTACACCATCTACTTTCAATGAAGCATTAGACTCACTGCTGTTATCTCCAATTTTATCTATCCTATGAACCACATCTCCAACTGTTAGTTGACCTGATAACGTACCGCTCAAAGACCCACTACTAATATTAGCGGTAAAACCACTTAGAATACTTGGCGGTGCTACCATAACATAATCGAAATAGTTTAGACTAGGTATTTCTGAAGGAGGTTTTAACGATTCAAAATCAATTGGGTTAAAGTGCCAATCAAATGTAGCCTCAACTAATCGTATTATTCCCCATCTTTTTATTTCAGCAGTATGTTTTCCACTACCTTTAATAGTTGCAGTTTCAAAATTAATTTCTCTTTTCAATGTGGTCGAAGTAGCACCATCATATAATTCATGATTAGTTATATCAGTTAATGATGAAGCACTTTCTAATATTGCACCATATGTTTCAAATGGTTTTGAATTGGCACTATTAAATATACTATTGTGACGTTGTTTAGATGAAGGTAATATATCTCCTGTTGCTAATAATTCATAAGGAATTGTTCTAGGGTCTATTTGTTCAAAGTTAGAATACATTATATCAGTTTGGTTTGAAATATTATCTGAACTTGAAGCGTATGATGTTATTAATGGAGCAGTAGCGTGGTAAAACGTACTTAAATAATTCCAATCTTTTAATGTATTACTTCCGGCAAGTGGTTTATTATTTACTGTTGCAGTCACAGTTTGAACAGTACCATCTGCTTTTACACCATAACCTACTGCATATCCTTGTGTTTTTTGTTTACTAATACCTTCTCTGTAAATAGTATCTGATGTTCTAACCAACCCACCACTATTTATCTGCTGTAAATCCCAATATCTTATGGTATCAGAGGGTGTAATATTACCCCCTTGTTCAAATGAAGGTTGTAGTCTATGTATAAAACCACCAGTTTCTATATTATTATTAACTAAATATAAGTTAACATTGCCTCTTGTATCAAGACTATTAGACTCAACCCTACCTAATACTATGGGGAATGTTGGTGCAATTTCTAAAACTGGACTAGTGAAATCTTGTTCGTTTATCTTAATAACATCAAACATTTCAGAATTAGGTGTTAATATATCTGATTTAGTAGCACTAATACCATTTTCGTTTCCTATTGTGAATGCAAATATAGAATCTTCTGTTGAAATTGATTTAGGAGAAGATATATCATAACCCAATGTTTCACCTGTTTTAGTAGAACTATCGTTGGAAGACAGTTGTAAAGTAGAATGAGTAAGAGTTCCAACACCGTTCAAATTACCCGTAGTATAGTTTAACTCTATACCTGACTTAAAGGAAAGACCTTTTTCACTAATAGATGTAAAGTCTGCTACTCCTCCTGTATGTGTAATATTACTTTGTAATGCTTTAGTTCCTGTAATGTAGTTTGTTTGACTAGAACTATATGGGTTATACGCTTTAATTGTGTTATTTTCTGTTGTTGTTAATGCTTGGTCAAATAATGTTATTGTTTTAGTTGTTATACCAAACTCAGTATTACTAGCCATTGATTTTACTTCCCCTATTAAATCACCATTGTGATTAATTAACAAAGAATATCTATCTAACGCATCTGAAGGAGTGTAACTACCTCCACTACTAGTGGTTAATGTAACAGTTTTACCTGAAATTGCAACGGCTGAAATGTTTGTTATTAATGTGGGGTTTAGAATAGGTGGAATAGATGTTTTAATTACATCACTATAATGAGTTAAACTTCTATTAATAGATTTACCTAGTAGTTTAGAACTATCATCTCTACCTGCTATTTTAAAAGAAGTAAAACCACTACTTGTTTTAACATCTATATCTTCTACTTCTCCACTAAATACTTCATCGTTTATTGAATATGAACCATTGTAATAGTATGGTATATCAGCAGAAACATTTGATTTCTGATAGAATGTTTTACTAGGGTTTTTTAGTTTAGCATACTTATTGTTCTTATCTGCATAATCTACTTCTAATGTGTGAGTGTTATATCTTAACGGAGTCATTGTTGATAAATGCATTCTACTATCTGTTTTATCTACTGCTATCCCATTCATAGTTAGAGTTTGAAATACTCCCCCGTTTGTTAATTTTGCAGCAGCGTCTGATATAAATTCAAAGTTGAGAACCCCTGAATATGGCATTACATACATTGTCTTTTTTATTATATCTATGGCCTGAGTATCCCCCGCATCAGTAGTATCTCCGTCTGAGTTATTATCAATAGCATTTAGATTAGAACGTCCTGACCAAGTATTAGCACTAGTTAATTTAGAATCTTTTATTGTAAAAGATTGTTGAGTATCAAGAGTCTTATTGGCAACCACATTAACAACATAGTGATAACCGTCTATCTCAACAATATCATTCGTTGATAGTATGTGATGTAAATTTATATTTGTTGAAATATTGTATAGTGTTAAAGTACTAGCCGCAGTTTTAGTGATTATACCTTGTATTTCCTTTTTAATAAACTTACCATTGAATATGTTATTTCTTAATTTTAGAACATCTCCTTCTTTTATTTTTAGATGTTGAAGTCCACTATTATCCATAACAGTTATATGAGCCATTTTAGTCAGTTTATTTTTAGGACTATTTAGAGAACTATCACGAACTGGTTCTATCTTATTGTTTTTATATTCTGTCTTTTCAAATGTAATATACCTATTTGGGCCAGTAAGATTACCGTCAATGGTGTTAACCGTAGGAGTTAATAAATCACCTACATGCCTTTTCATCTTAGTAAATGCACTATCCCAACGAGTAGCATCAAATGCAGAATTACTAGTATTACTATCGGTGGTATAATTACTATCAACTAAAGTAGCATTAATATTACTTCTTCCTAGACTTTTGACTATGTTACCAAACTTAGGTTGAGTTCTAAATACTACGTTTTGTATAGTTTTACCAATTTTTATTTTAACACTAGTACCCGTTACAGCAGTGACTGGGATAGTTACAGTATGACTACTACCCAAAGCAACACTTAGAGTACTACTAGTAGTATATCCACTACCGCCAAATACTAATGACACCGCAGTTACACTGCGTAATGTTGTAGATGAATTATACGTTACAGTTATGCTAACCGTAGCACCAGTCCCATCACCACTAGTTGTTGCATATGTATTAGTTCCTGTATAAAAAGCACCAATAGTACTTGTAGGAGAAACAGAATATGAACCTAGTGCTGATACTCTAGTACTAGTACTATTAAAAGCAGTTAAAGTATTTCTAGCGTAATCTATTTCAAATCTATTAGCACTGTTTGTCCCACTAGATATTTTTTCTTTTATATTACCAATATAATTATTATTATCATCAAAGATTGATTGACCTTCAATTAATTTATGTCTATCAGCAGGAGTTAGTAAGTGAAAAAATTCTGCGGTAGTTTTTACATTTTGAGTATGTGCGCTTCTTATTCCTATTTCTAATTCTGTTCCATAGTCCCACCATCTTTCAGATGTAACATTATATTTTTCAGAATAATCTAATTGGTCATTTTCATCTAACCTATCATTATAGAAATAGAACGTAGGTCTTATTGCACGTTGTAATACATCATACTTTGAACTAGTTGTTAGTGTATCGCCTCTTAGACCATAACTTACTGCCACAATATCAGTATCGTTTATTTTATGTGGCCCTTTGTATATCTCAAAATTACTTTGAACTGGTACAGCAGTTGGGTATTTAGGTTCAAATTCTAACCCGTCACCAAACTCATCAAATGAGGTTATCCGTGTAATCTTAGCGAAGTGTGGTCTTATTTTGTCGGTTGTTGCGCTTGTTAAGTTAGGATTTATTAAAATGAAATAATCATAATTATCAACATCTAATCCTATAACACCACTAGAAGGATAGTCAGTGGTACTGTATGTAAATTTCGAATTAGTTTCTCCGATAGTATTCTCTGAATCAAACACCTTTACTTTAAATGAATTAGTTTCGTCACAATTTGTAGCGTAAGAATCTAAAGTAGTGTTTGTTGGATATATCCTGTTAACTATTCTACTACTGGAATCATTGGATATTCCTACACTATGAGGGGTATTTCTTATTTCAAAAAAGTTAGCAGAATCAACCCAATCGTTTCCATTTGTTCCTGCGGTTTGACCTGTTATACTACCACTGTTAGAATTTTCATATTCTAGTCTAGTTGTTTTAAATTGTGGATTTACAGAGACACTACTAAATGCATCACCATTACTAAACTCGGATAGTCTATCATCATAGTCACTGGTGTTTACTATATCTGTATCTTTTTTACCGGCATTAATGGGATATAACATTCTACCAGTAGTGCTGTCTGCTGCTCCCATCTACTCACCAAACCTGTAATAAAACAATATGTTACTATAACTCGGAGAGAGGGTTTTAGTTGTAGATACATTTGGAGCATTACTACTATGCATTGCTATTTCGTATATCTCACCATAGAACTGTTCACTAGAAGTTCCTTGTCCTATCTTACAATCACTAGGATGTAAAGTAACATCATGTTGAGTATGTTGCATAGTTGCTTGTAAAGAATTATCTATGTATATCTCTGCTGCATGTTGTAGATATGTAAAAGAAATCTTATACATTTGGTCTAAGTATAATGCTTCTTTTAATTGAGAATAATAAACAGTGGTACTACTTTGAGTTTCACTCATAGTAATAGTTCCTGCGCTTAGATTGGTGTTTACTACTGTCCCTATTGATACCCCATTACTATTGAATAGTTCAGTTCCTTTCCCTACTAAGTTAACTTTACTTGCTGTTCCAAAAGTAAGGGTAGTACCACTAACTGATGGAATACCTAATTTAGTTAACGATGTAGTATTACCTACATAATAACCATAAGGGTCATAATAACCTGTTAGTTTATTTTCTGCCTTAATTACTGTATCAGTTTCTAGTGTTCGAAATGTACCGTCTGTTTTTCTAAACTTGGCTACAACCTTATATTCAGCCGGTTGATTGTAACTATTATCAGTAGTATTTTCTAAATATAATTGTACGTTGGCATTATGAAATATCATTAACTTTAGTGGAGAGGTAGTATATTTTGTCGAAGACGAAGTACCTAATATGCTAGTACTTTCATATGTGCTTGCTCTACTACTTAATGAGTCACTTGGGTACGGGGCAGTCTTAGTAGAGTCTAATACTCCAAACTCAGAGTTATCATACTTAGCAGAACCATTTACATCATAAGGAGTAATAATACATTCAATAGTAAATGCTCCGGTGTTATTCCAAGGACTCCTGTTTCTAACATCTGACATTGTAGTGCTAGTAGGTGTTCCTGTATTATCACCTGAACCACCAACAGTACCAGTAGTTCCTTCTATTTGTGTAACGGAAACATCATAATCTAGATTTAAATATCCACTTGATAGTAGAGGAAAAACTAATTTGTATAAATTACCTGCATATGCGTTAACCATATCTAATCCCTCAATCTAAGAAGTTATCCGCTATCACCTTTGCTTCTTCAAACTCCAATTGGAATTGTACAGATGGAAACTCCTGTCCTGAAACTGTTGTTGTAAATGAACGAATGAATCCCGTAATTCCTAAACTAGCAGAATCTATATTAGTAGAACTGTATGGAGTAAAATATGCTTTACCTCCACTAACAGCCGCAGTAAAATCATTATCATATTCTCTGTTCTTCCATGACCAAGGTATTAACTTACAATCATTTAAATCAGTATTCTCATCAGTTTCAAAATGATATTCAAAATTGTGATTAACTCTGCTCGGAA